CGCACTTCCTCAATGTTATTTTGCCTATGCAATAAAACGTCCGCCTTAGCACAATCTTTACATTTCCCCAGATGACCGTCAGCCATCTGGGGGTGTTTGTAAAAACTAGATAAGGGTTTTTTGATTAGGCATTTGAAGCATATTTTCATGCAACAATAGTATGCCCTTTCTAAGTAACGCGCAACCCATTTTAGAAGGGGATTTCTTCGTCCAGATCAATAGCATCAATATCGGAATGTTTTACGGGCTTGCTGCCAACCGGAGCGTTAGTCTTGGGGATGTCTTTGGGCTTATTGGCAATACTCATAAACTTGCCCTTCTTGCCTTCCTTAATCCAAGAAGACAACCAATGTTCTGATTTTTTATGGCAATGGGGGCATTCAAAAGTGTAACTCCCAGTATAATCTGGGTGCGTATCTTTCTCTTTCCTGTCGTTCTTAAACAGGACACCGCTATTTGTGTTGTCATACTCAGGCATTTTTAATCTCCTCATTAATCTCTTGACGACGTTCATCAATACGCTGTTGCAGATATTCATGCGTTACAGTGCTAGCCTCGCGTATATCTGCAATCCGCTGGGCATTCTTTTTCAGAAACCAATCTAATTCCTTGGCGTCTGAAATTTGTTTGGCTTCAGAAAGTATGGATTTTGCCTCCTCAACGTGGGCAACTTCCACTTTCTTTGGCTCGGCTTTCTTTACAGGAAGCGGGATGATGGTTGCAGACGCTGCGTTGCCGTCGTCATCTTCAGGGGCGATGCCCATAACCGCAATCAACCCATAACGACGCGCATAGGTATAGGCACTGCCTAGCCCCTGCATGTCGTTCTTGGCGATGATCAGGGGGGTGTAGCCCTCCATCCACTGTCCAGAGGTGTGGTACAGTCGGGTAATCATCCGGTCGCCCTCTTCGGTAATGGACTGCCAAATTGCCAAACCGTTCTTGTCCAGAGCCTCTGAACAAGCCTCCATAACGGCTTCGAGGTTAGCGTATTTGCTTCTGAAATGAGGATTGCTAGCCGTTTTCTTGACGGCCCCAACTTCATGCTCGGCCTTGATATACGCGGGAATGATCTTGTCTGTATCGGTACTAGTTTTCATCTACTTCTCCATCGAATGATCAATTGCAATTTAATTACTGTGTTTACTTTTTCCGGGGGCGACCAGCCTTCCTTAAACTCGAAGTATTTGTCGCTGTTAGCCGGGATTTCGTCCGCTTTGCTTTGATCTTGCTGGAATAATTACGTTGATACATATCAATTATATCCAAAGCCATCTTTACTCCATCAGCAACGGGTATCATCAAATGAGCGTATGTATCCTCAAATTTGATAGAAAAAACCGGGCCATCTCCCCGCTCAAAAATTGTAATTTTAGTAATGTTATTCCAACTTTGTGGGATTCCTATTGATAGGTAAGTCATTTACTTCTCCATCGCTATCATCAATGATCCGGCTTTGTTCCGTTTAATCTGAACTCCGTAACCGGTCGCTTTACCAACATCGTTGCCAATCAAGCCCTTGAGGGCCTTAGCGGCGTTTTCATGGGTCTTTGCAGCATCCTTGTGTGCCAGCCAATCGACAGAATGCATGGCCCAGACGTTATTACCGGTCATGTCTACTGTCCGAAGGCTCTCAAACTGCACAGGGGCCTCCTGCGGGGCGAACCCCTCTGGCATGGTGTTGGATGTCACCGAGTCCCAGAACCGCTTCTCAACGTCCAGCAGGGTCATCATATACCCATCGTCGCGCTCGACCTCGATCACCTCATGTTTTTGGGTGCCAAGGAACAAAGATAGAACAGCCCAGTTCGCACCTGCAACATGCATATTGTGATGAAGCTGGGGCATATACCGAACCTTAACCTCCTCTGCATTGCTGAAGGCGTTAACGTGCTTGGCCTCCCAGATTGCCGGATGTCCGGCCCCTGTAGTGGTCATGCCGTCCAGTTCGCACCGCATGAACTTATGCGTCCCCGAAACCATGGGTTTGTTGCGATTTGTGATCAAATTCCCTGTTAAACGCTCACAAAAGGCCGCATTTAGGCCCTCTGTGACCGATCCCATCTGAACTGGCAGTACCCAAGACAGGTCTTCGGGGTCCACCAGCCCTAGCTTTTCGTGCCAGAGCCGGTGAATCCTCTCGGGATCGCCTGCCATAAGGATATTTGCGTCTGAGCCGCCAATGCCAGCCCGGCGGGCCTCATGCCAGTCTGCGGTTTTTTTCATGCCGCTGCCCGCAAAGGCTTTTCGAGTGCCGTTTGAAGCTGGGATACAAGCTGTTCCGCTTCGCTGACGGTCATTACAAGACTGGCGGTATGATTGCCAATACGAAGTGATAAAATATCATCTAACCCATTGTTATACTTAACAATTTCGATAGTGGTATGTGCGGAAATTATGTTCATGAAGGCCATTGTTGCTCCTCAATTGCGATTGGGCCGGTGCATTAGTTACAATATGTTGCCCTTGCAGTCAACACCAAACTAGTACAAATAGTTCTAGTTACACTTTGTTCGAGGGATCATGAAAAACTTTCGCCAAATTATTGACTATTGGGACACCTACGCTGAACTGGCGCTTGACATTGGCGCTACAGCGGCGGCGGTCAAGCAAATGCGCCGCCGAAACAGCATTCCATCCCGCTATTGGCTGGCGCTCGTGGCGTGCAGCAAACAGCGCGGATTGAATCTGTCTTTTGGAAATCTCGCAGAGCTGGCCGCAGAGCGTGGAAGCCAATGAAAGACTATTTCACAGTCGTTTTCAGCGGCAACGTGCAGAGCCTCAACACTAACCCGCTATTCATCGGGTCTGCATTCGGCTTCCCGGAGCGGATAACAGACGGTGACGTTATTAGCGAGGTTGAAGACCTGATCTACACTCGCAACCAAATGCTGCGTGTTCTGAGGCGCTGCCGTAAAACTTTGGATGACATTCCATTGTCAGCGTTGGGGACCGCAGATGTTGACGGGACACTAGCTGAAATTGACAAAACAATTATGGAGGCAAACAAAAGCCGTGTTTGACAGCTACCCGATAGTTGGCATGCTTCTAACCATCGCCATCGTATTTGCGGCGTTTTATTTATTCTGTCGATGATAGGACATACATCATGAGCAATGTACCTTTCAGCGAGCAATACAGAGTTATTGCTGAGGAGTGGGTAGACAAGGATGCCGCCGCCCGCTTGTACGAAGAAACAAAATCGGCAGAACTTGCCCGGTTGAAAAGCGCATACGGCGACATTCCCGACAGCCGCGCAGAAAGGCTGGTCAAATCCAGCCCCGAGTGGGCAGCATATATCAAAAAGGTCGTGCAGTCTAAAACAGAGGCAAATCTTGCCCGCGTAAATCTCAAAGTTCTCGAAATGCGTTACTGGGAATACCAAGCCGCGAACGCCACGGCGCGAGCAGAAATGAGGATGGGATGAGCGGCTTAACTAGGCGACAGCAGGACGCGCTGGACTTCATAACAAACTACACCGAAGCGCATGAAATCTCGCCATCATTTGGAGAAATTGCATCTGGCTTAAACTGTAAGTCAAAGTCTTTGGTGTATAGATATTTGCAAGGACTGCGTGAGCGCGGATATGTAGATTACGCGCCCGGAAAAGCACGAAGCATCACGGTTTTATTCCCGCGTGGGAACCCCGACTGGGAAAACATAGCGCGGGCACTTCACCTTCAAAATATCGAACTAAGATCCGCATTGTATAAATTCGGTTTGCAACCTGATGTACCAGCTTTGGAGTTACCATGACCAACATGCTTGAGCGCGTAGCACGGGCCATATGTTCCAGCGATGGCAATAAATGCCCATCCGAGTGCGATGGTTGCCCCGACATGATCCTAGCTGCCTCTGTTGCGATTACAGCGATGCGAGACTGCACCCCGGCAATGCTGGATGCAGGATCAGCCGCTCACCCTGTTGGGGGATATAATCGGGAGACGCTGCTAAATGACATCATTGAATGCGAGTGGCGGGCGATGGTTGACGCCGCGTTAAAATTATAATGAGCAAAGCAATAACAATGCTCCAAGACGCTGCCAAGGTTCTGCTGAGCCGAGGTGTTAACTATGGGCCGATACCGGAAAATCACGAGCGCATTGCGGCGCTGTGGTCAACCATTCTGGGACACCCGGTAACGCCAGTACAGGTAGCGTTATGCATGATTGG